CGAAAAAAGATGAATTAGATGCTGTCAGTGACAGCGTTCAAAAAAGAATTGATCGCCTGACCTGGAAAGTGCGTGAGGCGGAGAGACGCGAAAAAGCGGCTACCGATTACGCTAGATCAGTTCAATCACAACTTAAAGACAGTAAAAGTAAAATTACCCAACTCGATGAGGGATATGTTAATGAATTTAAAACCCGCGTTGACTCTCAAATTGCAACAGCTAAAAATCATTTAAAATTAGCCATTGGTGCGGGAGACGCGGAAAAACAAACCGAAGCCCAGGCTATTTTAGCCCAGTTGGCTGCGGATCAAAATCGTTTAAAAGTTTTAGAAGCTCAGAAACCTAAGAAACCTGCAGAAGGAACACCGGTAGCGCAACCTGCCGCAGCTCCGCCTCTAGCACGGGCTCCAGCTCCGCCCGATCCAAAGGCGCAAGCGTGGGCGCAGAACAATGCGTGGTTCGGGAAAGATGATGCTATGACCTATACGGCTTATGCATTACATAAGAAGCTGACAGAGCAAGAAGGATTTGACCCGAGCAGCGATGAGTACTATAGTGAAATTGATAATCGAATAAAAAAAGAGTTTCCCCATAAATTTGGGGATAATACACTCAGCGGCGACAAACCCGTCCAGGCTGTCGCTTCTGCATCCCGAACATCAAGCAAATCTGGACGCAAAACCGTAAAGTTATCACCGAGCCAGGTCGCGATTGCGAAGAAACTCGGAGTGTCTTTACAAGAGTATGCCAAATACGTGAAGGAGTAGGCTATGACAAAAATTAAAAAAAAATCTCCTGCTAAAGCAACTTTAGCAGACATAGAGATCGAAGAAGATATTGTTGTTGACAAGGCTCCCCGCAATGCCAATCTACGTGAAAAGGAAACTAGAACCGTGGACTGGAGACCACCGAATAATTTGGAGGCACCTCCTGCGCCTGACGGATATAAACACCGTTGGTTAAGGGCTAGTGCCAGGGGATATGAAGATAACCAAAATATTATCGGTCGTTTACGACAGGGCTACGTGCTCGTTCGTGCCGACGAATATCCTGACTGGGACCTCCCAACTCAAGAAGATGGGAAACATGCAGGTGTTATTGGAATTGGTGGGTTATTGCTTGCTCGTGTTCCTTTGGAAGTTGTGACAGCGCGTAATAAATATTACACGCGGCAAACAACAGACCAAATGGACGCTGTGGATAGGGATCTATTCAAAGAAGAGCATAAAAGCATGCCGATCCATAAGGAGAGGCAAAGTCGTGTAACTTTTGGGGGAACTAGAGGAAAGAATGAGTCTAGAACCTAGGGAACTCAAAATTGTATAGGAGTAAATTATGGCTAATTTAGATGCCGTATTCGGGCTTCGTCCAGCGAAAACGCTTGGCTCAGCTTACAATACGTCAGGATTTAGCACCTATAAAATGGCGACCGGCGAAGCAAATAACATCTTTACAGGCAGTCTTGTGGTTTTGCAAGCGAACGGAATGATTACAATAGCAACGGATAATACCACTGCTAACATTCTCGGTGTTTGTGGAGGATTTTATTATGACAACGCTCAGGGTGAACCAACTTTTGGTTCATACTGGCCTACCGGTACTGCAACGTACAACTCAACTGATGTGCAAGTGAAAGTCTATGACGATCCTAACACATTGTTTGAAGTACAATCAGTAGCTGGGACAACNGGTCAAGCCGTTATAGGGGCAAACGCCAATACTTCGGGAAATGCAAACGGAAGTACGACTTCAGGACTAAGTTCATGCTATATTGATGCNCCAAACGCTGCAGCAACGGCTGAACAGTTGAGAATTGTGGATGTAACCGCTGATGTCGACAATAATGATTTATCGTCTAACAACGTAAATCTTGTTGTAAGAATCAACGAATCTGCGTACACAACCTTAACAGGAATATAGGAGTATAAGATATGGCTATATCAAGATCGCAGCTCGTCAAAGAGCTGGAGCCAGGTTTGAATGCCCTATTTGGCCTGGAGTACGAACGCTATGACCGTGAGCATGAAGAGATCTACTCAATTGAATCATCTGACCGTGCATTCGAAGAAGAAGTAATGCTCGTTGGCTTTGGTAGTGCTGGTGTGAAACCGGAAGGCAGCTCGATCGCTTATGATCAAGCGCAAGAGGCTTTCACCGCACGCTACGTCAACGAAACTATTGCTTTGGCATTCGCAATCACTGAAGAGGCAATTGAGGACAATTTGTATGATAGGCTTTCAGCCCGTTATACAAGAGCTCTTGCTCGATCAATGGCGAATACAAAACAAGTTAAAGGAGCAGCAACTTTAAACAACGCATTTAGCGGCAGTTATCTTGGTGGTGACGGTTCTATGCTTTGTACTACTAACCATGCGACAACGCAGGGCGGTACATGGGCAAACAGACCAACTACTGATGCTGACTTAAATGAATCATCTTTAGAAACGGGACTCATTGATGTCGCCGGGTTTATTGATGAAAGAGGTTTAAAAGTAGCCGCAAGAGGAAGAAAATTAGTAATTCCTGTCAATACGCAATTCATTGCGGACAGAGTTCTAAATTCCCCTCTGCGTAGCAGTACTGCCGATAACGATATCAATGCTATGAAAAACATGGGCATGATTCCGGAAGGATATGTGGTGAATCACTACATAACTGACACGGATGCGTGGTATCTGTTAACGGACGTTCCTAATGGGCTTAAAATGTTTAACAGAGCACCTATCGCAACCTCTATGGAAGGAGACTTCGATACAGGAAACGTTAGGTACAAAGCGAGAGAAAGATACAGTTTCGGCTGGTCTGACGCTCGAGGCATTTACGGCACTGATGGTGCTTAAGCTTTCGCTTAATTAACAGCTTAAAGGGCGCTTTACAGAGCGCCCTTTTTGATTTATAAATTTATTAACCTAGTAATTAATTTAGTTACGCGGACTGGCTAGGCAGACGGTATAGAGACGGCGTAGCGATAATGGTCTATATGACCAAAGGAGAATATTATGGCATCAACAACATTTAATGGGCCAGTACGATCGGGAAAAGGTTTTCAAGTAGCAATTAAAAACACTTCCACTGGAGCATATACAACTCGATATAGTTCAGTTAAACCAGATTTAACTGGCTTATCTTTATCTGATGTAGCAACCGGAACAACCGTAACGCTCGTGTCGATACTATTTCATACATGAATTACACAGGATTAGCCGCAGCTACTTGTACACTACCAGCAGCAGCGCAAGGTGCAATTGTAGTTTATGTTCAAGCTAAAGATACAGAAGGTGGAACAGCAAAACTTATCTTTGATTGTGCGGGTTCNGATGTTNTNAAAACNGGTTCAATAATTGAAAGCAGAGCTGCTTCGGAAGTTTCTTTTGATAGTTCAGCTGCTAGTGAAACTTCATTAGAATANACACCTGCAGATGTAGCAACAAACCTTTTTACTACTGGAAGTAAAATTTACTTTGTATGTTTTGAAAAGGGAACTTGGACTATCGCTTATGATTTTGCAAGTGACGCGTTAGCAGTAACTGGTGCTTTTGCTTTTGCATCGTAATAATTATAAAGGAAAAACATTATGACAACTTTAGTTCTAGCAAAAAATGCTACTGCTGGAGATAATAACACCGTAATTAGCGCAAAGCGTGGAAGGCTTCGGGGGTATGACGCGGCGGCAGACACCGCTGAGACAACCATCGCCTTTCACGATTGTGCAACCACTGGCGCTATCGCCGGTGGTAATAAAATTATGGATCTTGTTATTCCTGGTGGTGCTAATGCTAATACCTATATTCCAGCGGATGGAGTATTATTTAAAACGGGACTTACAGTAGATGCTGATGCGGAAACAGCAGGCTGCGTAGTCTTCTACACAGAATAAGGAGGCAATATGCCAGAATATTTTAACTCAACTGCTCAAACAAGGGCTGCGGTTCAATCCTCGAAAACTACGAAGTCTTACGGCACTCCTGTTGGACCACGAGGCGTGGTACAAGGCAAAGATACTTCTAAACCGCAAGGACACGTTCCGATGCATAAAAGACTTAAAATGGGTCAGCAACCATCTGAAGTTTTTAACGGAGTGAACGGAAAAAC